GGGCCGGGGGCGGGCTCCGTAAGTGGTGGGCGCGGGGCGGCGCCAGTAACCGTGGCGGCGGTCGTGGATCATCCGGTGGCGGTTATGGCAATCGCCGTGGGGTGCCGGGCACCGGACGCTACTCGAGACGATATCGTAGATAACCATGAGGGGGGACCGGTTTCCCCCTCCTAAAAAACAGAGGAATATGAGACTAGATATGTATGATGATTTCCCTTCCGGGATGCGATCCTACCTGAAGGCGTATGGCTGGCATTTTTCCAAGGCCATGTGCGATTGGGCCGTATCCATGATGGAGAAGGAGGACGGAAACGGGAAGAAGGTCAAGATAACCCCTTTCACCAAGGAGCAGGTGGATGAGATGCTGAAGAAGTATAGCGTGGACGTGAAGAAAAAGGGTGGATACGATTATGTTTACGCCGCCAACATGTGCAAGGCCGATTACCTTGGCTCCTCCGTGCCTAACGAGCAGTACGCCGCTCTTTATGTCAAGAACGTCTGCGACGATCCGGACGCTTACGACGGGATAGTGTTCACCCGGTTCTACGCTGATTGCATCGGGTCCGGCACGCCTATAATCTGGGAGGAGATGATGTGATGGGAGGCTGGGGCTACATACTGAGGATCTTGAAGGGAGAGTCCCCCAAGGACGTGCTGGCGAGTATGCCGGAGAAGGATTTTGACAAGGTATCCGAGGTGGTGGGCAATCTCAAGGCAACCAATCTCACCCGGCAACAAAGGAGGAGGATAGAGCGGGAGTTCAAGACGGTAAGGAGATGATACGACGGGATTACCATATCAAGAGATACGATTGGGTGATCCACGTACTGTATAACGTCACCTGCTCGAGGACATCCGATATCATAGCCCTATTGAGGAGGGTCGGTTGCCCGGAGAGCAAGATACGGGAGGCTTATGGCAATATGGGGTCGTGCAATCTGGACGTGGGACTGACCTATTCGAATTACCGCAGCCGGGAATCCGTCATGGTGATAGGCCGGACCTCGTCTTACAGGGAGTTCTCCAATTCGTTGTTCCACGAGTGCCGGCACTTGACCGATCACATGGCTATAGCCTTAAATATGGATGTGGGTGGAGAAGAGATAGCTTACCTAAGCGGGTACATAGGAGGAAAGCTAGCTCCCGATATCCAGCTGTTCATTTGTGATTGCAATTGTCATAAAAACGAGATAAACAGACATATTTATCAACAAAAAAAAAGAAAAGAAAATGGTAACAAAAGCAGATTTAAAAATTGAGGCCGCTCGTCTTGCGACGGAATCCGTAAATGAGGCGCGCGAAAAAGGGGAAAAATTGGAGTTTACTCCTTTAGCGGAAGAAATATATAACTTTCTTCAAAAGGATTTGGATTTGAAGGACACGGATGATCCTCAAGGTATGGTTTCGCAAGTGGCTTCTATGATTGGGGGGATGAATTGGAACAATATATCACCTAAACAAACAGAAGATGGATCAGACACGAAAGAGGATGTTGCAGGCGAAACGGCTTAAACGATCATCCTCGCATTTGGTTAGACCTCTCCCTTATCAAAGGGACACAACAGGTACAGGGTATATGTGGATAATCTTATTGTTTTTCTTATGGTGTCCACTCGTTAATAATGAAAAAAGGTAAGCAACATACAGAAAAGAGAGAATCCTCCAGACGTGAACTAGATCGGTTGGTTGATTCTCTCGATTTCGAGCCTGTCAACTTTCATGAGGTGATGGCCCGGATACGGCACTTGATGTGCCTGTTATAGTCCAATATCGCTTAATAACCCACTGAATAGATGAGCGTAATACAGAGGTTGTGTTTCTTTGGGATTGTTAGGGTTTACTTGGTTCTCCCCATATTTAAGCCCGGCAGCTGTCAAGGATTTGAACTTCTTCATACCCTTGCTGGATTGTCGTTGCAAGGTCGTTAACAACCCCTTTGCGGCCATTCTTGCGTTGAATGCCTGTGCGGATATTTTTAATCCGTTAATTCCCAGTAGTTCAGTGGCTGACAATAATTGATCCTTGGATTCCGTATAGTCCGGGGTAGGCAAACCCAATGGATCGAGTATCTGCTTTGCCATGAGCAATTTAGAGCTATCATTTAAGTTTAGGAATTTTGCCGCCCACGAAGCCGCCTTCATTTTGTCGGATAGCGATAACGTTTGTTCCGTTGGTTTGTGAAATACCTTCCTATACACCTCGAAAACTGGTCTTACTTTTCTCGCTATAAAGAACTCCATACATGAAACGGTAAGTTTATAGTCAATCTTATTGTTTCCTCCCCAACTTGCTTCATCTTGCTTGCCATTTTGGGCAAGCGTCTTGTAATCAACCCCCTCAATAAATTGTTCATTTGAAGTCAATGCTCTAACAGCCTTCCCTTTTTCGGAATAGACTAATGGCCAAACTTCGTCAAGATTGATTGGAAACTCGTCATCAGATTGCGATAACTTTAACACAGCCTTGAAATAACGTTTTATTTCATTCTCACTACTATTCTTTGACAATATTAATTTTGATTCCATAATAACCTGATTTTAAAATTTAAATGTTGAGTGATCTCTTGATCTCTTCCGTGATCCTTTTAGTTATACGCTCTTGATTCCATTCGTGCCATTCGGTATACAGACCTTTTCCTACGAGATAAAAGAAACAGGAGTTCTTTAGATCTGTTTCTTGCTGAGAGGTTATCTTGGCCCATCTAAGGCGGTTCTCTAACATTGATATATCCTTCTTTAGTTCTTGGATCTTTTTCCCTTCCAATGTAGTCGATGCGTTTTTAGCGGCAGTCGTATGAAAGACTTTCCGGTATACCTCGAACACCGGGCGTATTTTCCGGGCGATAAAAAATTCCATGCAGGGCACGGATAGTCGATACTCGATCTTTGGCCTTCCTCCTTTTGGGTTTTGCGGATTTTGCCGCAAAACTTGATAGTCAATATCTTGCATGAATGTTTTCTGCAAGACATCTACGGCATCCGATCTCTTGTTGTACACTAAAGGATATACCTCGTCAAGGTTCACGGGGAACTCTTGATCTGATTTTGACAGCTTGAGTACTGCCGTGAAGTAGCGTCTGATTTCTACAGTGCTACTTTCTCTTGTAAGAATTGTTTGCTTCATCTGGTTGTAGCATTAGATGAATAAAAAAAAGAGCGACCCCACATAATCCAAGTTTGCTACAACCACATACATCATAGAGATATATGAACGGATTATGGGAGCCGCTTATGCTTCTCTCATTCTCTATTAGCCCGCTCGCTTGCGGTGCCTGTATGTAGTTGTAGCGCCGCAAACTTACGAATTTTCCCGGAAAAGCAAGCGATATCTTCTATTCTTTTTATTATGAGCCTCCCTTGAAGGCTCGGTTAATACTATTCCTCAGATCGAGTATAGGCATCCAATGGGTAACACAAATTTTATCACCATTAATATCATACCATTCATTACATTCTCTGCAATACCAACCCTGTTGTAAGTATTTAAAATAATCAGTACACCAGCAGCCAGTTATTACCAGATCTTCATCATCAGGTAACTTATCTTTTGTGCTTATCCACGGTAATTGCTTTGCCTGCCATTCGGCACCTGCTATAAATCCCTGATAATACGCCGGGAATGCACTACCGCTACTCCTGCTTTCAGCGAATAAATGAGCCGCTTCTTCTACCGTCTGTCTCTTATCAATATCTCTTTCCATGATTTTAAATAATATTTAAATATTGCTAACCACACATTGTTAGTACACGGTAAACCTGTATATTTGCATTGCGTTTGGTTGGAACATTAACACCTCCAATCTGGTGAACTGTCATTCACCTCCTTGTCCTATCTCCCTTGTCCGAGAAAAGACACAAGCCCATTGTCCTGTAACTTTGGGCTTTTTTTAGTTTCGCTTGACAGGGCGTAGCTAAATATAGCTTGACGATGCAGGTCGTCAGGCAAATCGGAAAGGAGGTGTTTAATGTGGAAGACCAAACGCACGAAGACAGCAAGACTCGTATTTTCTGTCGCTACATCGTAAAGAATGGTAAGAGAATCTATCCTAAGACCTCTCGTTACTTCTCTTTCTTGGTGAGCGATAAAAAGTAAGCCTAGCTGTTTTTTAGGAGATGTGCAGGCATCTCCTTCCTTTATTAGTCTATAAGCGTTACCTTAATCATTTGATCCTCCTTTCCTCAATTCCTCTATCAGTGCATCGGCAAAAGCTACGGCATATTCTGCTTGTGTTTTAAAAGAGCCTTCATAGACTTCTCTGCTTGAATTGCTAAGAAACGCTGCCATCATTTCTTTTGCAATCTCATATCTACGATATTCCCAATCGATGGTATTATACGTTGCTTTCATGATTACCTCCTTTCAGTAGTTCGGGATTGTCATACACTGAGCCTATAACACTTCCTTGGCACGCCTCAAAGTCTAGCAGTTCACATGGATTAACCCCATCTAGGGATACGCACCATCCTGTATGTTCATACAAGTCAATTACTTTGGGAAACTCTCTTTTCTCTTCATGTTTCCATGTTGAGAATATAACGGCATAAATACGTCCGCTTGGGGCTTTTATTAAATCCCCCTCGTAAATCTCCTTTCCGCTCTTGTCTTTTAGGCCAGTGTACTGGCCTATAGTTGTTTTATCGCACATAACTCCAGACAATCGAAAGAAGTGAGTATCACCTCTAAAATTATACTCTATCTCAACATACAGTTCATTCCGCTGGTCTATAATGCAATAGTCGTCGGCTTGAACCAATCCACCATACGCCCATTTATTATTATCAATACGCTTCGCTCTGAATTTAATCTCACGCATTTGATCCTCCTTTCTCTGTTAAATATTTCTTATTCAAGTGACCTCTCTTGATAAGCCATTCGATAGCGTCAACCACATTGTCCATCAGGTTCTCTTTGTCGAAGGATTTTGCGCAATTGTAAGTATTGTCACCTTCCCCGTCCTTGATCCAGTCCGATGCGTACATTAACTCAACGAAATTTCCGGATAGGTAATAAATCATTCCGTCTATATCGTCTTGGTACGATTTAGGCATCATCCAAATCAACCGGGACAAGGACCACGCCGGATAACGACCAACCATATCTAATAGCCCCGGCTTATTCATCCAAGGTTCAATTATCTGATCTTGGACATTATCGCTTGACCAATCTTCGGTTTCCGTTATGCGTTGCAGATAGAAGTCTGCCGTCCCCGGTCTCACCCCGGCCTCTAATAGCCGGGATGATTGTTCTTTATTCGTGCAAATTTGATTCATATTATAATTCGTTATTAAAATATTCCTTATTATCCATATTTACCCCTCCTGTATTATGACATCCCCATCCTTATCCGTGAACACGTCCACTAAATCGTAGTAATATTGATCGTCGG